ATTGCATTTATACTAATTTGTTGAGATGCAGATGATGCATTCAAATTAGTTATAGATGTATTAGTAGATGATGTATAAGCATTGAATGATGAAGTAGTAACAAAACTACCTGTATTGATTGTACTACCACTAACATCAGGAATGTTTACATTAAATGTTGTATTATTACCTTTTGTAAATGTTAAGTTTCTTGTTCCATTATCAAAAGATGCAGTATATACAGCATTACTAGAAGATGTAAATAAACTTGCAGTTGCAGTATTTAAATTACTCACAGATGTATTTAGAGATGCAGTAGTCGTATTTAAATTAGATATTGAAACTAATGCAGATGCACTAAAAGTATTTAAATTATTTATTGATGTTACAATACTTGCAGTAGACTGAGAAGCAGTAAATTGATTTAAATTAGATATTGAAATATTTACACTTGCAGAATTTGTATTCAATGCACTTACGCTATTATTTAAACTTGCAGTAGTTGCTTCTATTGAGTTTAATCTTGCATTCGTTGATGAAGTGTAAGAATTGAAAGAAGATGTACTTACAAAACTTCCTGTATTGATACTAGCTCCACTACCTGTTATATTAGCTCCGTATATATTTCCTGAAGAACTTATATTAGTTCCGTCAAAAGAAATATTTAATGATTGACCAATACCATCTTGTAATTGAGTCATTGTACCTGCAGACAATGCATTATTAGTTCCTAAGTGTGCTAATGACTGATAACTTTGTGATATATAAAGACTACTTAAACTTCCCATTTATTTTTATTTTAATATTTTAATCATATTGCCATTGTCTATATGCCACCGCAGACCCAGAAGACCAGTTTTGCGGAGTTGTTCCCCATATTTGTGGTGTTGTCCATAATCTACAATATTCACAATTACCAAAATCAGCGTAAGGTATTTTTAATATTGGTAAGTTTACAAAATTATAGTCATCTTCTCCACTAAATGTTCCAACAATAGTATAACAAATAAAGTTGTAATAAGTATTGATGTTGGGCCCGTTAGGAGGTATTGGATTTAAAGTAGCAAATACTTGTCCAATTGTACCAGGTTCTGCTAAAACAGCTTTATATTGTTGTTGAGTTTCGCAATTTTCAATTATATATCCACTACCCGACGGATTAACTAAAAAAAAAAGACAACGATTTTTGTCATTGTGAGTAGTAAGAGTAAACTCGGCAGTCCAACCCGCAAGACCATTATCAAACCTATCCGCAAAAGGGGTACATATAATGTCCTCATTGATTTCAAAATTCTGGACACCTCTTTGTGTGTAAGAAGTTAAATCGTTCAGGATTGCAAGTGTATTTGCGAATATGTCTACTTTATCATCCACTTGATAATAAGGAATTGTTTGTTCGTTTGTTATTGGGTTTGATTCGTTGTTTTTATTCTTTACTTTATCAGCAATCATTAACTGACATCTGAAATTAGTTACCGAAGTTCCGAAATCAGATTCTAATATTTGAATATTACCAATAGGATATGTAGGAAATTGTTTATCATCAAATTCTGCAATATCTCCCAATGTTACTATTTCAATAGAAGGATGATTACTCATTATTGTTCTAAAGTAATTAATTACATTATAATAAAGAGTATAATTATTTCCTGTATTATGTATTATTTGTTGGCTCATATTAATTTGGATATAATTCAAATAGACAACGATTTCTGTCGTTGTGTGTTGTTAAAGTAAAAGTTACTACCCATCCTGCTAATCCGTTATCAAATCTTTCTTCGAATTGCTTACAATTTATTCCAGCACTAATATCAAAATTAGTAACTCCTCTTTGAATAAAAGAAGTTATGTCATTTACAATTGCAAGTGTGTTTGCCCAAATATCCATTACATCATCTATTCCATAATAGGGTAATGTTTGTTCATTGGTTCTACCATCACTTTCATTATTCTTATTCTTAATCTTATCAGCAACTATTATTTGTATTTCATAATCAGTTGTACTTATTGCAAATCTAGTCGATGGTATTGTAACATTAGCAACAGGGTATGCTTGAAACTCTCTCTTATCAAATTCATCAATATCTTCAGTTGATACTTGAATAATAGATGGATGTTGTGCCATATACTCTGCAAAGAAATTAATCAAATTGTAATAATTTGTATAATTTACATTTGTATTTGTTACTAGAGCAGTTCCCATAGTTTATAATTGTATACCACCAAAATATTGATTCGATTGGTCAGGGTATATTTGAGTTTGATTACCGATTGATTGTAAGTATTGAGGTATGTTGTTTGAATATGCAATTAGATAGTTTTGTAATCTTAATGCATAATAGTCAGCGTTATTCAATGCCTTAGCTAATAAATAATCTATTTCACTTTTAGAAGGTGCAGTTCCTTGTTCTGATTGTTGTTTGACACTACCATTAGATTTGAATTGAACAGAACTAAACGGAATATATTCAACGCAAGAATACCACATCAATGTATTTTTAACATAGTCATCTAATAGGTCTTGATAATATACTGACAAGTTGTCCACATTGTTTGCAATGATTTGTGCCTGTAAATAGTCAAATAGTATTGTACCTAAAAGATTCTTTAAGTATTTATCTTGAGCAGTTCTAACGAATGGTAATAAAGCATCTGCATCAATTGCTCCTTGAAGAGGTGTATTCTTAATTATATCGTTTCTATTAATAAAAAGTGCGTATGCCATAATTTATTTTTGTTTATATATTTCGTATTCTTTTTCAAAAAATGCTGAACTTAAACTAACATTAGGTACTGGTTCGGTTTCGAATGTACCATCTTGTGTTGTTTGGTCACCTGGGTTTTCTTGAGTTGCAGGATTTTCCATAGATTTATTTGTTTCATCTTCAACCTGTGCAATTGTTTTACCTGTTTCTTCTGCAGTTTGAGATAATAAAACTAATGGAGTTAATTGTTCAAAGTATAATTCCATATTATCATATCCACCTTCTGTCAATGCCATATCTAATGCATTTAAGATTAAGTTTTGGAATGGACTAATAGTCATTGTTTGTAAGATACTGAATGCAGTTTTCATTTCTTCTGATTGAGAACTAAATCCATTATTTGATGTTCTTATACCAAATAATAAAGGAGAGGTTACTCTATGTGCTACAAGTATTCTATCTTGTGTGTATGTTGCTACATAGTCATACTTCTCATGCAAATTAGGAATGTCAATAATATCTATCGTAGGTTTAGTTGCAGGGTCATCGTTGAATGATAACATAAATCTACCTGCGTTATCTGTACCTGTAAATTTAGCTTGTACTAAATCTTCAATTGTTTCTCTTTCTTCAGGAGCAGGTACACCATTATTAAAGTTTAACATTACTGCAGGTAAGAAACCATTTGTAATATTATTTAAATGTAGGTTACTAATTTCACCCTCTGTTACTGCGAATTGCATTGCTGCAACCCAATCAGGTAATGAATAATAATACAAACCTGGTGAGTAATTCTTAATGTAAAGTATTTCACACTTTTCATTACTGGTACCAAATGCAGGTATTGCTTTTTTATTTTTAATCTTTCTTTGGTCGTTCCAATCAATACAATAAAAATAGTTTTCTATCTTAGGATGTGAATCTAACTTCTCTGCTCTTAAGTATTGGATAGGTACATGATACATTTTAATTATCTTTGTATGTTCGTCATTCCAATATACTTGATACGCACCATTACCATACAATTTTAAATCAAATGCTACTCTTTTAGTTTCTTCCTGTGGAATTAACTTTTGTAATATTTCATTAAATGATTTATCTTTAGAGTATATACCTTTACCATATATTAAGTCAGCGATACCTTCAATACATGCTGAGTTAGTTGTACTTACATTATAAGTCATTGTTACTGCATCAAAGAAATCATCGTGCCCATAAACACCGAATGGAATCCAGTTATATCGTGTTTTAGCATCTTCCGTTATAATAGGAAGCTGATTATTATTTACATTAACGATGGAGAATTTTTGTTGTTGTTTCATATTAAGTCAAAATTATGTATCTGTTTTCACTAGCGTGTGAAGTTATTGGAGGTATTTGGTTTTCGTATTCTGATTTTTCTGCAGATGACGATTTATATACTTGGATAGAACCATGCCATATTGGATTTAAACTACCACTATTGTATAATGTAGCACGATATTCAGACCCAACTATGGAACTACTAATAGACCCTGTGAATTGAATATAACTTTCGTATGGTTCATAACTCATACTTGTCATAGACATAGTTAAATTTTGCAATGTATACATATCTTGTAAAGACATAGTAAATTGATTACTTGCAGTAGGTTCTGTTCTAAATGTGTATCCGTTAGATTGAGATATATAGTAAGCTAGCATTATCTTGTTATTTGCTTGTTTGTACCTAGTAATAACATAACATTATCTTAAAATAGTTAAAATAAAAAACCCCACTCCGAAGAGTAGGGTTAATATTTTTATGCTAATACTGAATTAGTTTCCGTATACGATAGTTGAACCGTTTAACACACTTGGTGTTAATGCTGTTTGAGTATTTGAACCAGAAATCCATGTAGCTGGGTATTGTTCCATACCTGTGAAAGTAATAGAATAACCATAAAGGTCACCTAATGCTGCTCCAGTTTGAATTGTACCTGCGGTAACATCCATTCCTAATTTTTGTCCTGCTAAAAATGCATCACCATTATTAGTCCAAACAATCACTTGAGGTCTACCATAAGCCATCAATTTTAATTGAGTGCTCATTTCGTTTGTTAACTTCTTTAAGTTTAAAACCAATTCTTGTGAGAAGAATGTAGTTCCGTTTTCTCTTGAAGTAGTTACAGTTTCAGTATATGCACTTGTTCCCTTTAACTGATAGTAGTAAAGAGACGATGAAGCAGGCAATGCAGTGATTAAACCTTGTGGGTCAGTTGTCATTGCAGATGCAGAAATAAAGGATGAACTAGTGTAGTTGATGAAATATACACCTTGTATACCACCAATACTCTCTTTACAAACTTCTTGTCTACCTGTTGATAAATTACAAGCCATGATACTTTGTTTTAGTTTTGTTAGTTAATATTAGTATGCTCCGTAGTAAACGATATCTTGTCCAACACCGAACTGAACACCTGATGTAAATCTCATTACAATTCTGTAATTTTGAGAACCATCAATGTTAGCCATGTCGATTACTTTAGTTTCATTGTAGTCAGATAACAAGCCGGTCCCGAAGAATAAATTACTCTTCTGAGCTGCAACGATTTTGTTTGTACCCATACCTGGACACATTACCATTTCAATACCATTGAAGTTCATTGGTTTTTCACCTACATTCAATTGGTTGTTGAAACCGTTAGCACCTAAACCACTTGCACCACCACCTGCTAATGCAGCTTGGTAGTCTCTTGCTACATCAGTTGATACATAAATCAATAAATCTGGCTTACCAAATACCGCCTTAGGGATAGTTAAGTAAACATCAGTTAATTTAGAGATTACATTTGTAGAATCTACACTACCAGAGATGATAACACCTGTACCATTGCTTCTTGCAGGTAATACTGCAGTTGCTCCACCCGCTGCTACTGAAGCAGAGAATAAAGTTTGGAAACCTGTGAAAGAACCATTAGTTGCAGTTCCAGCCCAGATGTTTTCTTCAGTTGCTTGAGCTACTGTTCCACCTACATAAGAGATTAAGAAGTCGTTAAAGTTCTTAGGGATTTCATCAAAAGCTGAAAAACCTAATTGTAAAGCTTCCCATGATGCTACAAATTCTTGCTTACATAATAGTAAGTTAACTTGTAATTCTTTTGGTGTTAAAATCTGTTCAGTAATAGCTACGCTACCTGAAGTTGTAAAGTCGCAAGAAGCATCTTGTACGATACCACTTACAGCTAATTTTTGGATTACAGATTTGTACTTCACGTTTGGCATGATAGTTACAAGCTTCTTATCCAATGTGTTTGCACTTAATAACGCTGCTGCGATATATCCTGCTGCCGCTTCACCCGCATAGGTAGTAGAGGTAATAGTAGGAAGTGCGAATTTTTGTAATTTGTTCATTGTTTCCTTTTTTGGATTTTAATAATTTTATTTATAAAGTTTAGATAAGAAAGTAGATTGTGAATCTGTTGTTTTCTTACCATAGTTTTTTCTATTTGTTTCAGCTGAGAATCTAGTTGCTTCTTCTGTTGGAGCACCATCTAATTTTGGTAACTCTTCTTCTTCATCAGGCTCTGCTGACATTTTCATTCCCGCAACTTCTTGAGTTACTTCAGAATCTACTGGAGGCATCATTGCTTCCATCTTAGTTTCCATTTCTTGGATTCTGTAAGACATCTCTTCGATTTTCTTAACCATGTCTCCTAAGTTAATTTCTACTTCTGACTCATCTTCTTCAGTTGCATCTTCTGGGATTGGCATTACTTCTTCAGTTTCTTCTGCCATTAAAGTTCCAGATTTAACTTGGTTCGTTTGGTCAGGTACTAAATTTACATCTAATACATCTCCTGATGCAGAAGGTAAATCTTCAACCTTTACAGTTTCTAATTCTACATTCTCTCTTTCAGAAATTTTACCATCTTTAACAAAAACTTTAATTAAGTTTTCATTACCTGATTCATCTTTTAAAGATAATTCATGCTCACCATCCGGAGCTGGAGTTTTAGTACCATCTTCTGATACTACGAATAAATCTTCACCTACATCAAATGTTGCAGATTCAACGATTGTTCCGTCTTTCAATTTTGCGTA